TGCGTACTTTGAAGTGCAGAACGAGCAGATCAAATCCGTCAATGGCGGTGTCATCATCTTCCAGGGAATGCAGGATCACACCAGCGATTCCATCAAGTCCCTGGAAGGCTTCAAGATTGCGTGGTTCGAAGAGGCGCAGACAGCCAGCCAGCGCAGCCTTGATTTGCTGCGGCCAACGATCCGCTCGCCTGGTTCGCAGTTGTGGTTTGGCTGGAACCCGCGCTTTGCAACGGACCCGATTGACCAGCTCCTGCGAGGGCCAACGCCTCCGCCGGGTGCGATTGTGGTGGAGGCGAACTACACGGATAACCCATGGTTTCCTGCAGAACTGCAGGACGAAATGGAATACGACAAGCGGCGCGACCCGGACAAATACGCGCACATCTGGCTGGGGAAGTACCAAAGCAACACCAGCAGCCGGGTGTTCAAGAACTGGACGATTGAAGAGTTTGAGGTCGATCCGAATGCCGTGATTCGCCAGGGTGCGGACTGGGGATTCAGCGTTGACCCGACTGTTCTGGTTCAGGCCTACATCGTTGGCAGGAGGCTTTACATACCGCATGAAGCGTACCGCGTGGGCTGCGAGATTGTGGACACGCCCGCCCTGTTCATGAGCCTGCCCGATGCCGAGAAGTGGCCAATGGTGGCTGATTCGGCCAGGCCGGAAACCATCAGCCACTTGCGCAAGAACGGCTTCCCGAAGATCACCGCCGCCATCAAGGGGCCGAAGTCTGTGGAGGAGGGGATTGGCTTCCTGCAGGGCTTTGACATCGTGGTGCATCCGCGTTGCACCCACACCATTGATGAGCTGACGCTGTACAGCTACAAGACCGATCCGCTGGATGAATCAAAGGTTCTGCCGGTGCTGGCAGACAAGGACAACCACGTCATGGACGCGCTGAGATACGCAATGGAAGGCGCTCGCCGCGCTGCGAATGTGCGCGAGCGCAAACCACTGAAAACCATACCCGACAGCGCAAGCTGGATGAGCTAATGACACAAGACGAAATCCTCAGCACTGCCAAGGAGCGCTTCGAGCGCTCGCTAGAACGCAGTGCGCACAACCGCGAGAAGATGCGCGAGGATGTTCGTTTTGCTGCGGCAACACCAGACGACCCGTGGCACTGGAGCAAGGACGACCAGACGGCGCGCAAAGGCCGCCCCATGCTGACCATCAACAAGATGCCGCAGCATATCCGCCAGGTCACCAACGATATACGGCAGAACCGCCCATCGATCCGTTTCCGGCCTGCCGACGACAAGGCCGACCCGGAAGTCGCTGAGATCCTCATGGGTCTTGTTCGTCACATTGAAGCCAACAGCGATGCGGATATCGCATACGACACCGCATCAGAGCATCAGGTGGTGCATGGTCTGGGTTATATCCGCGTGCTGTCCGACTACATCAGCGAAACCTCGTTCGATCAGGACATCTTCATTGGCCGCGTGAAAGACCCGTTCAAGGTCTATGACGACCCGGACGCACAAGACCCTGCGGGCGCGGATCGCAAGTGGCTGTTCATCGAGGAAACGCTTAAAGAAGCCGACTTCAAAGCGCAGTACCCCGATGCCGAGCCGATTGACTGGAGCCACGTCAGTGATGCGGGCTGGTTCAGCGGCGACAAAGACGTGCGCGTCGTCGAATATTTTGAGGTAGTAGAAAAGTCTGCCACGCTGCTGCTGTGGGCAAATGGGGCGACCAGCTACAAGGGCGACACAATGCCCGATGGTGTTTTCATGGGCGAACAGCCCATCAAGACGCGCAAGGCCACGAAGTGTTCGGTGATCTGGCGCAAGCTCAACGGTCAACAGGTGCTGGAGGAAAAGGAATTCCCGAGCAAGTTCATTCCATTCGCCCGCGTGGTTGGCAACGAATGGGAGGTGGACGGCAAGAGCTACATGTTCGGCCTGGTGCGCAACGCCAAGGACTCGCAGCGCATGTACAACGTGGCGCAATCGGCCATCGTGGAGCGCGTGTTGCAGGCACCAAAAGCACCATGGGCAGCGCCTGCCGAGGCGGTTGAGGGGTACGAAAAGATTTGGCAGACGGCGAACACCGACAACCATAGCTACCTGCCATACAACCATGTGGACGAAGGCGGGAACCCCATCCCGCCGCCGCAGCGCACCAGCCCGACGATGGTGGAGGCTGGACTGAATCAGATCGCCATGGGGGCGGCAGACGACATCAAGAGCGAAACCGGCCAATACGATGCATCGCTGGGCCAGAAGTCGAACGAAACCAGTGGCCGCGCCATCATGGCCCGCCAGCGCGAGGGCGACACCGCGACCTATCACTATGTGGACAACCTGGCTCGTGCCGTGCGCCACATTGGCCGCATAGTGCTGGACATGATCCCGAAGGTGCTAGACACCAAGCGCATCGCCCGCATTATTGGCGAGGACGATGAGCAGCAGAATGCCACACTAGACCCGAACAATCCTGAGGCACTGACTGAGTACGACGACGACCAGGGGGCGATGCAGCGCATATTCAACCCCACCATCGGCACCTACGACGTTTACACCACCACCGGCCCGAGCTTCACCACGCGCCGTGTAGAGGCTGTGGAAGCCATGACGGCCATGACACAGGCGAACCCGCAACTGTGGCAGGTGATTGGGGACTTGCTGGTGAAGAACATGGATTGGCCAGGTGCCGACGACATGTCCAAGCGCCTGAAACTCACGCTGCTGCCGCAAGTTCAGGCCGAGGTCAGCAAAGAGGATGGCGGAGAACCAGAAGTGCCGCCACAGATCAAGCAGGCCATGGACCAGATGCAGCAGCAGATTGAGCAGATGGGCGAAGCGCTGGGCAAGGCTGGCGACCATGTGGACAAGCTGGAGGCCGACCACGAAGCCGCCGAGCATGCCAACCGCATTGCCGAGCAGGGCCGCGAGGTGGATCGATTCAAGGCCGAAACCGAGCGCCTGAAGCTGGTGCTGCCGTATCTTGCGCCGCAAGCAGTGGCAGAGATTGCTGCATCGGTGGGCCTGCAGGCCGCCACAACGCCAGATATTGCTACCGGACCGCAACCGGAAGAGCCTGGCGAGCCAGATCCGCCAGAGATTCAGCCACCCACAGAACAAGCGACCGAACAAGGCGCTTTTTTTACGCCTGAACCATCACCGGCTTAACGCCACAGGACTAAAGCAAGAATCCCCTTTGCCGCATGAAGTCTGCCGGGTCTTTGGCGGCCTTCTGCATGTTGCAGGTGGCGCGTAGCAGTTGTATGTTGGAGTCTTCGAAGGATTTGGAAATCCCGCAGCAGGTGCAAATCTTCGAAGATGCTGACCCAGTCATAACGTGCCTTTGCGCATAGTGATTGGACATTTTACTTAGTTCATAGGCAACTTGCCACACGCTACCCGTTGCGCCTAACGGGGCCGAGCCGCAAGGCTTTTCCATGATGACCATTGAAACGCAAGTTGAAGATGCGGACTTGTCCGCGCCCGTCTTATCTGATGACGCTAAACCAGAGCTGAACACGCCCGAAGGTACTGCGCCTGGCGGGGGAGTGGATGACAAAAAGCAGGACGAACCGGCCAAGACCTTCACGCAAGCGGAAGTCGATGCCATGGTTCAAAAGCGGCTCTTGAAGGAAGAGCGCCGGGTGCATCGCCGGGTTGAGCAGCAGTTGCGCGAGCAAGCTGAGGCAAAGGCCCGAGAGGTTGAACCAAAGCGCGACGAATTCAGGGACGACGACGCGTATTTGCAAGCCCAGATCGAGCATCTGGCCGAGAAGAAAGCCGCTGAAAAGCTGGCCGAGCGCAACCGGGCACAGGAAGCCGAACGACGCAGCGAAAGCTTCATCGAGAAGGCCGAGAAAGCCGCCGAGCGCTATGCCGACTTTCAGGTGGTAGTTGGGAACCCATCGCTGCGGATCAATGAGGAAATGGCCGAGTTCATTTCTGAGTCCGATCTGGGCGCTGACGTTGCCTATTTTCTTGGCAAGAACCCGAGCAAGGCCGCAGAGATCGCGGGACTGTCCCCCATCAAGGCCGCGCGCGAGCTGACCCGCATCGAAAGCGAGCTGGCCGCAAGACCCAAAGCAACACCGAGCAAAGCACCCGAGCCTATCAGCCCTGTGGGTGTCCGTGGCAAGGCGTCGTCCTCATCGCTCCCCAGCGACAGCGACGACATCGACACATGGATGCGCAAGGAACAGGCCCGACTGCGAACCCGGTAAATCCACCCGCCCCCGACTCACTCCCGAGTCTTGTAATCAGGAAAGTTTTTAGACAGGCATCGTTTGCGAAGCGAAAGCGGTCGTTCTCCGAGGGCTAAAGCAGCCTCCGTAAACGACCGATAAACGATTCCGAATACTTCGCATTGCACATTTTTGGAATGGTTGGCGCGCATCTTGGCGACAACCTCAGGGCTAAGTTTGACGCCGGATCGAGGCGGCGGCGGTTTGCATCCAAGACGGATGGAAGCCTCTCGCTGTTTTTGTTTGGTTTCTTCGCTGGTTATTTTTCCGGTGCGGAACTCTCTTAGTTTCTGCTTCCCGGCTTCAGACATTGAATGACCTCGGCTCACGTCATCGTGGTACTTGTTTAAGTGCTCCTTAGGCGTAACCCATTCAAGGTTTGAGGCCCGGTTGTCCTGTTTGTTGTGGTTCCGGTGGTGAACGTGTTGAGCGCCTTCCGGCTTATCGCACCAGCACATCGCAACCATCCTGTGCAAAAGCCTTTGCCGGCCAACAGATACGTACCCATCCGGGCGTACTGGTGGCTCGTATGGCTCAAGTTTTCTAAGAACGAGTCCATTGCGTGAAACAGCATAAAGGTGGTCTAAGAACCGAAAGGTTACGCCATCGACTGTGATTGATTTCATAGCAGTTTCCTGGTTACAAGGCTTGGGGTTAGTCATTCTTATATTTTATACGAAAGCGCACAATGCCCAATTCTATCCTTACCCCGGTGCAGATCACCCGCAAGGGCCTGCAAATCCTGCACCAAAAGCTTAACTTCATCGGCTCGATCAACCGCCAGTACGACGACTCTTTCGCCAAGACCGGCGCGAAGATCGGCGACTCGCTGAAAATCCGCCTGCCCAATCAGTACACCGTGCGAACCGGCGCGCCCCTGTCCACGCAGGACACGACCGAAACCAGCACCACGCTGCAGGTTGCCACGCAAAAGGGCGTGGACATCACTTTTAGCTCCAACGAGCTGACCCTGAGCCTGGATGACTTCTCTAGCCGCATTCTGGAACCCGCCATGTCGGTGCTGGCCGCGAACATGGAGGCCGATGCGCTGAACATGGCGCTGGACGTTTACAACAGCGTCGGCAACATCGGCGCCGCCATCACCTTCAACAAGGCATTGGCAGCTCGAAAGATGCTGGTTGACAACCTGGCACCCGGCAATGACCGAACGCTGCTCTTGAACACCCAAGACAACTTGGACATGGTTGACGGCTTGAAGGGCTTGTTCCAAGACTCCAGCGAGATTGCCAAGCAGTACCGCGAAGGTCTGGTGGGCCGCACCGCAGGTTTCGGCACCATCTACGAAAACACGCTGCTGGCTTCGCAGGCCACCGGCACCGCTGCCAGCGTCACGACCTACACCGTGAATGGTGCTGTGACTGTCAACGGCGCATCTGCCGTGACCGTCGCCGCGGGTACGACCACCTTCAAGAAGGGCGATGTGTTCACCGTGGTGGGTTGCAACCGCGTGCATCCAGAAACCAAGGCCGACACCGGCGCGCTGCAGCAATTCGTGGTGACCGCAGACTACGCGGGTGGCGCTGGTTCGCTGTCGTTCTCGCCTGCCATCTACACCACGGGCGGCATGCAGAACGTGACGGCGGGCGGCATGCCTAACGGCGCGGCATTGACCAAGCTGGGCGGCGAATCGCAGGTGTACAAGCCTTCGCTGGCGTTCCATAAGGACGCATTCACCTTCGCCACCGCCGATCTGGTGATGCCGCAGGGTGTGGACTTCGCTGCCCGCGAGGTGTTCGACGGCTTGTCGATGCGCATCGTGCGTCAGTACGCCATTGCCAGCGACACGCTGCCCTGCCGTATCGACGTGCTCTATGGCTACAAGACCCTGCGCGCCCAGCTTGCGGCCCGCATCCTGAGCAACTAAGCCCAATCGCTCCCGGTTCGCCGGGGGCTTTTTCCTGAGATTCCACATGTTCCAAGAATTCCCAAAATGCCTCTATCGGGGCGGCGTGGTCGATGCCGAGTTTTGCGTTGTGCTTGACCCGCAAGAAGAAGCCGAGGCGCGCCAGGATGGGTTTTCAAGCGCTGGCGAGTCTCAGGAAAAAGCCAAGACCAAACGCAAACCAAAGGCCGAATAAATGACGACTGCGCTCCAGATCATTGACCGCGCTTACTCGCTGTTGGGGTACAAGGCGGCGGGCGAGGTGCTGAGTTCGGATGATGCGAACTATGGCCTGGAAGCGCTGAACGCGATGCTGGACGGCTGGCAGACGCAAAGCATGTACATCGTGTCTAAGGGTGCTGTTGTCGCGACAGTCAACGGAGTTTCTGCCACGGTCGGGCCAGGCATGATCTTTGACACGCCGCGCCCGGTGCGCATCGAGGATGGCTCTTTCGCGCGCCTGAATGGCGTTGACTACGAGGTCAAGGAGATTGACCGCGAGACCTACGCCAGTATCTCGCTCAAGACGGTTAGCTCGACCTTCCCGCAGTACATCTATTACGACGGCAACATGCCAACGGCAAACCTGTTCTTCTACCCTGCGCCCGTGGCAGGAGTTGAGTTTCACCTGGCTGTGCAGACGCAGTTGACAGCCTTTGCCAACCTGGCAACCGATTACACACTGGCACCCGGATACGCCAAGGCGCTGCAGTATTCGCTGGCCGAGGAACTGGCTCCCGGCATCAAGGAGGTGCCCATGTCGTTGATGCGAATTGCCGCCAACGCCCGCCGCGCCATCCGCCGCACGAATGTGGACGTGCCACTGCTCGATAGTGGTGTTCAGAACGCCCGCTTCAACATTTTTTCAGGAACTTAGGCTCTCGCCCAAGTTTTGCCAGTTTTTATCATGTGAATGGCAGCTATTGATACGCCATATTGCTCGGCCATATTCCGCATGATTTCACCAGATTTCAGTCTTTGTTTTATATCTCTAGCAATTTGTTCAGTGATCCGCGCATTGTGGTGTTTTGTTCCGCGCGGGCACGTATCTTGCCTTTCTTTGAATTCGTAGCAATGTTTCATGTTTCGCTGATGGCTGACGTATTCAAGATTACAGAGCCTGTTATCTGATCTGACTCTATTTATGTGGTTGATTTCTTGCTTTTCTGGCCTAGGGCCAAGGAATGCATTGGCAACTAATTGGTGAATTTTGTATGTCTTAGATCGTCTTGTATCAGAGTCGCTAAGGAGCACGGTTTTGTACCCTCTCCCATTGTTGCCACCAGTCAATATTCTAGGAAGCGGCTGATTGACAAACTTGCCTAACTTGTACGGCTTGATCCTACGGACAGCCCCGAGATTGGAGACATCGTATATCCCTTCAAAGCCGGTAACTGGGAGCCATATTTCCATGGATGTTCCTTGCAAAACTACATTTTACATAGTCGTGGGTATATAAGCAAGTGAAAACCAAGCTCCCATTCGTCGGCCCGGCCTATACGGCGCGCAGCCTGAACGCCGATGCGCAGCGCGCTGTGAACTGCTACCTTGAGCTGGACAACGCCAGCCCACGCGCCCCGGTAGCCCTGTACGGAACGCCGGGCACGGTGCGCAAGTTCACCCTGCCCAAAGGTCCGGTGCGCGCCGCATGGAAAGATGGCGCGCATAGCTGGTGGGTGGCTGGCGATACCGTGTACCGCGTGGATGCCAATTACGCCATCGTCGCGCTGGGCACCATCGGCACCAGCACGGGCGAGGTGGGCATGTGTTCCAACGGACAGCAGGTACTGATTGTGGACGGAGTAGGCGGCTGGATCATCGACACATCGACATCTACGCTGAAGCGCATCGATTCAGAGGGCTTCCCTACAGGCGTCAAGCGGGCCACCTATCAGGATGGATATTTCATCGTCACCGGCCAGCCAGGCTCGCAATCGTTCTGGATCAACCAGACGCCGTATGACGGTGCCGTGTGGGACGCGCTCGACTTCGCCAGTGCCGAGGGATCGCCCGACAACACCATTGGCCTGATCTCTGACCACCGCGAGCTGTGGTTGTTTGGTGAACTGACGGCAGAGGTGTGGGTAAACACCGGGTCGTCTGACTTCCCGTTTCAGCGCTCTGGCAATACCTTCATCGAACACGGCTGCGCGGCGGCGGGCACGATCTGCAAAGCAGACAACACCGTCTTTTGGCTGGGTGCAGACGACAAGGGCAGCGGCATCGTGTGGCGGGCCGCAGGCTACACGCCGACCCGCATCAGCACGCACGCCTTGGAACATGCATTGGCAGGCTATGTGATTAGCGACGCCTTCGCGTTCACCTACCAGCAAGAGGGCCACATCTTCTATGCGCTGACCTTCCCGACATCGCAAAAGACCTGGGTCTATGACGCATCCACGCAGACATGGCATGAACGCGCATGGATGAACCCGGCAACGGGCGTTCTGAGCCGCTGGCGGGCCAACTGCAGCGTGTTTTTCAACGGTGCGCACCTGGTGGGCGACTATGAGAGCGGCGCGGTCTATGCGCTGGATCTGGACGTCTTCACCGATGACGGCGGGCCGATCAAGCGCATCCGGGCCACGGCGACCGCCGAAGGGCTGCAAAACCGGTTGTTCTATAGCTCGCTGCAAGTGGACATGGAAACCGGCGTGGGCCTTGTCACCGGGCAGGGGTCAGACCCGAAGCTCATGCTGCGCTACTCCAATGACGGCGGCCACACCTGGAGCAATGAAAAGACTGCCAGCGCTGGCAAGGTGGGTGAGTACGGCGCACGCGCACGGTTCAACCGGCTGGGAAGCGGACGCAATCGCGTGTGGGAACTGTCCATGTCCGACCCGGTGAAGTTCGCCATTCTGGGGGCCGTGGTGGAAGGCGAGGCAGGAAGCGCATGACCGCCGTCAACCTGTCCTCCCGCATCCCATTCGTAAACCTGGACGATGGGACCCTGACGCCCGAGGCGTACCGGTCCCTGTCGGAGATTCTCAACCGCACGGGCGGAATCCTGGGCAATTCTGGCGGCGACACCTTCGTCAGCAACGATTTCAGCAGCACTGAGGCGCAGCAGGGCGCAGGCGGAGACATCACCGGCGACACGTTCGGCCAGGCCGATGCGCAGGCCATGAGCGAAATGACGCAGCAGCCAGAGAGCGCGCAGCAGCTTGAGGAGATGGTGATGCAGCCGATCCCAGACCGCGCCATGACAGCGCCAGAGGCTGTGACGGTGACTGCTTCGCCATTCACCTACCGCGCCAAGCGAGACGGCTTCTTCGTTGTCACGGGCGGCACCGTTAGCAAACAGGAATATGGGCGGCGCACTGTGTTCACCGATGTGGGCCTGCTCACTTCCATGCTGCCGATTCTGCTGGGCGATGCCATCCGCGTGACCTATTCCGCCGCACCGGCCATCACATTCATTCCGAGGTAACTCACATGCAAAGACTACCGAAGCGCCTTGTTGATGGCGCGCAACTGACTGCCGCTGCGGCGGTTTACTACACGGCACCGGCCAACAGCCTGACAACGATCAGCGCGGCAAGTGTGACCAACACCACAGCCACGCCGCAGACCGTGACGGTCTATCTGGTGCCTGCCGCAGGCGCGCCGGGTGTGAGCAATGTCGTCTGTTCGGGCCGCGTTGTTGCACCTGGCGAGACTTTCAACATCGGCGGGGCCATCGGGCAGACTCTGGCGGCGGGCGGCACCCTTCAAGCCCTAAGCGATGCGGCCACGGCATTGACGCTTGTGGCATCTGGGTATATCACCGTCCCATGATGGTTCCAATTCCTGAAGGGTGGGCCGAGCACCCTGTTTATCGGGGTGGGGAACAGGTCGGGTTTTTTTGCGTGCTTCTCAATGAGATTCACTGCTACAGGCTCGAATCTGCAAAAGGCCACTGGCTGACACGTCAAGACCTTGAGCGGCTGACAACGCCATTGTTTATCCAGTACGGCCACATCGTCACCAAAGTGCGCAAGGCCAATACGGCCGGGCATCGCTTTGTCACCCGCCTGGGGTTTGTGGCTACCACAGATGAGGGCGACAACATCCATTATCGGGCTGAAAGGCTGAACCATGCGCGACTTTGACCCCACCGCGAGCGAATACATCAGCAGCGGATTCATTGACCACAACCGCCCCGGCGGCCGACTGTACGATATCGGCTCGATTGTGGGGGGGATTGCTGGGCCTCTGATTGGTGGAATTTTTGGATCTGATGCGTCTGACGACGCTGCCGGCGCACAAACAGCCGCCGCATCGCAATCGGACGCAACCCAGCGCTACATGTACGACACGACGCGCGCAGACAATGCGCCGTTCCGCGAGACTGGGCTAGCAGCCAGCAACGCGCTTGCCGCACTCATGAACAGCGGCCAGTTCGGGCGCAGGTTCACGCAGGCAGACCTGAACGCCGACCCTGTGTATCAGAACGGCCTGCAGTTCGGGCTGAACGAGGGCACCAAGGGCATAAACCGGCAGGCGGCTGCGGGTGGCTCGATGCTGTCAGGTGCCACGCTGAAAGCCCTGACGCGCTTCGGCAATGACTACGGCAGCACCAAGGCCAACGAGTCTTACAACCGCTTCAATAACGACCAGAACGCGCAATACAACAAGCTAGCTGGTCTGTCAGGTGCGGGGCAGCAGGCCACAAATCAGATAAGCGCCGCAGGGCAGAACATGGCTAACAACATCAGCGCTTCACAGATCGGCGCAGGCAATGCGCGGGCATCCGGCTATGTCGGCCAGGCGAACGCATGGAATGGCGCTATCGGCGGCGCAACCAACGCATTGCAGCAGTACAGCATGATGAACCGCATGTTCCCAACTGCGGGCTACAGCGGCGCCACCGGCTACACGGGCGGGTCTGACCCCATGGGCGACTTCATTTCCTCGAACGGGTGGTAAGCAATGGCAATGATCGACTCTAGTATTGCCATGGGCGTCAAGCCCATGCAAATCGAATCGCCCATGAATGCGCTGGCGCAGGCCATGCAGCTCAAGCAGTTGCAGCAGCAGGGGCAGATGGGCGAGATGCAGATGCAGGAGCGCCAGCGCGGTGTCGCTGCTGACAATGCCTTGGCGCAGTTGCTCGCGCGCGGCAAGTCGGGTGCTGATGTATCTACAGGGCTAGCAAGCCAGGGCTACGGCAAGCAGGCGCTTGACTACACCAAGCAAATGCAGGCCGCAGCCAAAGACAAGGCCGCCGCCGAGAAAGAGCAACTTAGCAACACCATGACAAAGCTGTCGCTGGGTGCGCAGTTGCTGGGCGGCGTGACCGACCAGGCAAGCTATGACGCGGCCCGCGCCACGGCGCAGGCGCATGGCCTGGATGTGTCGCGCATGCAACCCAACTACGACCCGGCATTCGTCGCGCAAAAGCTCAAGGAAGGCCTGACCGTCAAAGAGCAGGTAGAGCAATACTGGAAACAGAAGGGCTACGAC